TCCGGCGTCGTTTTTTGTGGTGCCCGCCCCTCCGGCGGCGGGCGGCGCGCGCTCCCCCTCCACGCCCGCGGGCTTTGCGGGGGTGTGTTTTTTTATGCAGCGATAGAGTAGGCGGGAATCCTTATGTTTCATGGGATTTTCGGCTTTTTTGGGGTACTGGTTTTTTATGCGTTTTTATGCAAGATTATGCATTTTCATGCTGATTTATGCACCGCCTTTAAAATACAATAATAAAGCCGTCTGATTTTTTTCAGACGGCTTTTTTCAATCGATTTTTAGGGCTTGTAATAACTGGTCTGTGACGTATTGCAAATCCTCTTTCGGCAATCCCAATAACAGGCGCGATGGTAGGTTTTTACCGGAATTACCATCTTCGTGTTCAGTGGCAATGGCTGCCGCTGAACCGCCGAACCAACCAATTTGCGCGCGGTTGGCATCTGCCTTTTGACGCAGCCAGCGGGCGGCACCGAGACGTCGGAACATTGCCATTCGGGATGCTGTCGACGTTTTCAGGTATAAATATTCTCGTCGGAATCCCAACAGTCCGCGTTCTCCCTCGAACCGAACTAATTCTTTTCCGTTTTCCGTCCGGCTGTATGCGATGCGCCCTGTGTAGTTGTCACCGTATTTTTCCCCGAAAAAACGAAACGGTCGACCGTTCAGCCCTTCGCCATCCCGTATGCGGCGGAACATAAAGCGGTCGCCCTGCCGCTTAGCCATTGGATTGCCGTCAGGCTCCACGTTTGCCCGAATCCGTTCGCGGTTCCGGCGGCGCAGTTCGGTTGCGATTGTACGCAAAAGTTTGGCGCGGACAGACGGCTTGAGTTGCAGTGACAGATGGCGGATTTGCGCGACAAACTCTTCCAATTCTTGCATTTGTTTATCCTTTTAGCAAAAAGGGCGCATGATTGCGCCCCGCATTGATGCCTAAAAAGCCTGTCTCGGCGGCTCCGCCTTGACTTTGTATGTGACCAAACCATTATCATCAAGTCCAGCGATGACGGTCTCAGTCAATTTAAGCTCTATCATCACATCCCACACGTCTGACTCTATCGGTTCAGCTTCAAAAATAAAGGCGCGTGATGATGCGTCCGCACCCGGACACAAAATATCCGGTTGATTTTCTTGTAGCCACTTATTCACAATCAAAAAAAGATACGCAGGATCGCGATGGAACTCCTGAATAAAAATATTGAGCGTGTACTTCGCTTCATAACTCAATGTATTTCGTTTCGGAATAATCTGCCCCGACAAAACCGTCATACGCAGACGGTCAGGGGCGGCTTTAAACTCCGGCAACGTTTCCTGTATGGCAAGACGCAGGCTTTTTGGTTTTTCCATTTTCAGACGACCTTATTTTGTAAACCGCTGTCGCTGTTCTTCGATGCGTTGGCAGTCAATACATAAACAGCAACCCGGTACTGCTTCTCGACGCGCTTCGGGAATGATTTCACCGCACTCTTCACACTCTTGGGCGGATGGCGCGGCGGATTCTTGTTCCTTTTGGCGCAACAGCCAGAATTCGCGCATTTTTTGCTCTAAGTCGCAGGCTTGGTCAATGATGTCGGTCATGGTGTAGCTTTCCCTTCTTCATCGCCTTTGAGGCAGGCTGACAAAGCGTCGCGATAGAGGCGGCATTGTTCAAACGCCGAGCGATAGGCAATCAAGGCGCGAACCATGTCCGCATTGGTTGTAATCTCTTCGGGCGGGTAGGCTTCACACTTCGGCACCGGCGGGCATGACTCGGCAGCCTGTACAGATACCGGTGGATTATGGGTGCAGGCAGTAAGGGCAATGGCTGCGACGAGAACAGAGAGACGTTTCATGTTTTATCTTTCATAGTTTGATGTTTAAAAGGGCGCAATCATGCGCCCCGCTGTTATTTTTTATTGATGGTTTTGGCTACATCTTCGGGCAGTTTTTCAGACGACCATTCATGATGCTTAGTCAGTGCTGCTTCGACTTGGCTGTTTTTTTCAGCCTGCACCTTCATGATTTGGTTTACCTGCTCCTGCAAGCTTTGGGCGCGGGCTTTATAAATCCTGATTGTTGCGTCTTTTGATTTGATGGCGGCTTCCTGCGCGGCGACTGTTTGTGTCAGTGCCTTATTGCTTTTTCGCATGTACATCAAGCCATATCCGAGGACGGCAACGGTCAGGATATAAGACACGACAACAACAATAGCTGTTTTCATATCATCTCCCTTCCTAGGCTTCGCTCACGCCTGCTGCCGCAGTGCCGGTAACGATGGGCAGGTTATAACGCTCCTCTGACGGGAACGATTTAACCGGCTTACCATCAACCAATTTAGACGGCCAGTAGTAGCCATCGATGTCGGCGGCGTTAAACGGCACGATTGATACGGCATTGCCCTGATTACCGCCCCATCCCATAATCTGCCCTTTGGCGTTTTTGCCGCCAACGAAAAACACATGGCCGCCGCCTTTGCGGGATTTCACGGCGATACAGCCATAGGCAGGTTTAGAAAGCTTGGTTAGACCTGCTTCAGACCATGCCTTTGCACGATACCAATCCTTGATGACGGCGCGCCCGCTTTTGCCGAGACAGTACCCGACAAACAGACCGCACCAAGGCGTCTCGTCGTCTGCGTACCACGCTTTTGCAGCATTGGGAAAGTTTCCCATCTCTTTGAGCCAAGACTGGATAATTGGGTTATGTTTTGCACCGACGATTTCTCTTAATCCGAGGTGCCGGCGGGCTTCTGCCATCCAAGGCAATTCAGTCATATTTTTTTTCCTTTAATTGTGTGTTTCAGATGTTGTCCGACCTTCTTGCATCAGGTTTTTTGATGACTGGCTTACCGCCTGTCGTTTCAAGAATCCTTGATTTGCGGCGATAGGTCGGGTTTTTTTCGGGTTAATTTTGCTGACGTTTCCGCCGCTCCATAACACTGCACCCGTGTGCAGGGCGAGACCGAAAATCAGTAGCCATGTTGTGAGGGATTCGATGGCAAAGGCGGCGGCCAGTGCGAGACTGCAAAACCACACGATAGACAGATAGGCGATTGCCGCACTCAACGGCTTATGCGTCTTTCCGCGCGCGTCGAACATGATGATTCTCAGGGCGGCGGTCAGGGATAAAGCAATGATGGCGGTGGTTTGAACGGTATTCATACCTCTTTTTCCTCTTCCAATTCCGTGTTTTTCAGACGACCTTGGTCAATCAGGCGCATGATGCGTTGCAGTCCCAATACCAAACCGGCAGAAAAGAGGGCGGCAGCAGTAAAGCTATTGATGCGCAGCTCGTCGCCCGGCATCAGCCAGTTAACAATGTCTTCCGCGCCGTCGTAACCAAAAATACCGCCAACAAAGGACACGGCAAACAACCAAGCCTTATTGATCGGACGTTCGGCTTTTTGGCTTAGGACAAACAAGGAAGCGCCGATAAGCGCGCCAAACGCGACGGAGGCGTGGACGTGGTAGCTTCCGATGACGATAACGGCGGCATTGACGGCGGTGGTGGTTTTATCGTGGGTCATAACGTTTCAATCCCATAGGTTCAGGGTGGATTTTTCTTGTATTTCTTCGTTTTGCGCGGCTTCGTGCAGCCTTATTTTTATGCCGGCGGGCAGCAGGGCAGGGTGGGCGGACAAGCCGTAATTCGCGGTCAGGATGCGCTCGGTATGCCCTGCCGATGTGCCATAGTGCCGCCATGCGATATTTGCGACGGTGTCGCCTTCTTGCGTTATGTATTCCATTTCAGATTAATTCTGCATCGCAGCGTCTTTCGCCCATGACGGCGGCGGTCGCGTAGTGGGCTTCGCGACGGTAGTCCTCCGCCTGACTTTGCTTCATTTCGGCACGTTCGCCCGCTTTCCCTGATGGTTCCGTATCCGCGTATTTTTCCAACAGTAGGGATTTGGCATAGCAATAGACGGCGCGGCGGTAGTGGATGGTTTTCACGGACTCGCCGTTGATAACGTCGTCTGAATCGCCAGTTTCGGCAAGCGTAGATTTGCCTACCTGAACGGCTGAAATACGGTATTTTTTAAGCTGTCCGTTGACATGTGCGACGGCTTCAAGGGCAGCGTGATATACGCGCGAACTGGATATGTTTGCCTCTATCCGCATCACTTCGCGAAAGTTTGTTAAGTCAATAACGGGGAAAAACGGAATGCTTCGGATTTCGGATTGGTCGAATTCCTGCCGCCCTTGGTCGGGAGTGTCGGCGAAAACCATCGTCATGTTTTATGTCCATACTGAAGAAGCCCGCCCGATATGCAGGCGGGCTTCGGAATAGAGGCGCAGAGGCTTTTACGGATAAGGCCGTCCGCGATTAATCGGGAGGACTTTCCGCAGGCTTGCGCCCGGCGGGGGGAAGATTTCAGCTTTCAAGCTGTTTTTTTGAGTGCGGCAATACGGGATTTGACGCCGATTTTGTCGGAATACTGCAAAGCGGATTCGTAGTAGCCTACGGCACCCTGCACGTCTCCGACTTCTTCGGCACGCTCGCCACATGCTTTGAAAAATTTGGCGCGAACTATGTCCGTCAAATTGATTGTGTGCATGCCTGTCTCGTCATCCGTACTGCTCAAGAGCGCGAGCAATTCAGCATGATTTTCGGGACTTAAATCGGCACCGGTGGCAAATTGCTCTGCCAACTCTTCGACCAACAGGTCAGGCAAGTCGCGGCGGTAGTCGTCTTGCACCTTCATATCATGCTTGATGGCAAACAGGATGTACGGCACGGCAGTATCGAGGTCGCCAATGTCAATCAGCCACAAAAGTGCAGTGGTAAAGACGGGGTCTGATTCAGACGGCGCCCCTGCTTGATACACGTCTTCAAGCCACGGCAGATATTTCAAAATCATGCCTTTTTTGGCTTGGACCTTATCGGAAACCGCTTTGATTTGGCTCAATACGGCACGGTCGGCGTTGAGGGTAGCCAGCAAGCGTCGGTACGGTTCGGCGGCATTGATGTCCTCTCCGTTTTGCGCGGCTTGCTCGGCCAAAACTTGTTGTTTATGTGCTTGGGCGGGTGTCATTATTTTTCTTTCTGTGATGTCGTCTGAAACTCAATCGCCGCAACCCATACGGGGTGAAGCTCGTTTCAGACGACCTTTGATACAGTCAGACGATTTGCGCCTGATTGCTATTTGGCGATTTTGATGTTTTCCACCAAAGCCGCTGCGCCATACTCTTCGACGACATAGCAGATGTTTTCCGATTGGTAGTCTGCGATGCGGTCAAATTCAGGCTCGTCCACCAATTTGCGGCGGTGGCCGCCTTTGTGGAAGTAAATCGACAGATTTTCCAGCGGCGTAACCAGCAGGGTATTTTTCGGGAAATATGGCACGGTAACGACCGGCAGACCGCCCAAGCGTTTTTCGCTCATGATGATGTCGGCTGGACGCAGCTCACTTGCCTTATTACCTGCTTCTTTGATGACTGCGAAGTATTTTTCAGACAACAAAGATTGATGGCAGATAACGGTCATGCCCGGCATGTCGTGGAACTCTTCGTCAATCAGGTTTTCCATCACGTCGGTAACGAGATGGTCGATTGAGGTGTACGGTTTACCTGTACCGATTTCAATTGCATTCGCAGTTCCACCCATGACGTTTGTCGCTGCATTTTCGCGCAGGTGTTGCAACCAGCCTTTTTGAACATCCTGCAAGAGCGGATTGCTGGCAAAGTTGGTGGTCGCAGCGGCAGACGTGCCGTTGAAGCCAATGGCAATCAGGCTCAACGCTTTGGATTTGACGAGCTGGTTATTAATCAGCTTGACGTATTCGGGGTGGGCGCTCCAAGAGTCCATATCGTCGTAGCTGACTTGAGTGTCAAAATTGACTTTTTTGCACAAATACTGGCGGTCGCTCAGGTTGTGATATGGCTTAGGTTGGCGGCGTACACTGCCGTCGCCGTTTTTGGTATCG